GTCCAATATGGCATTTCCTTAATGGTATCAATATCAAGAGGGGCTAGAACTGTTTTATCAGCTACATAAAATCCCCTCTTGAGGAATGTACAAAATTTTAAATCACGAAATTGTGTGCCCAGGGGGGTCTTGTCAGCGGCAGTATAGGAATACCCCAAATCTTGTAAGACTTGGGCAACTTTACCAGGCATAACTAATTCTTTAAGTGTAGCCCTAACCGACCAAACATTATCATCCCCTAAAGCTATAAAACGAGCTTCCTTAGAAAGCAATGAAATAACGTGAACAAAATCTTCCTCAGTTGCTATCCTGTGATCTTTCCCACAAGCAGCTCCTACTATAGCATAACGTAACAATATGTTGTTAGCTATAGTATTAAACATTGTGGTAAAGAAACTACCAGATGGCATAGAGCCTGCAGCACTCCATATGATTCCATCACATAGATACTGTGGATTTAACAACTCTTGAGAGAAAACCTTCCTAACGAGTGTGTCAACTTCAGGACAACCTTTATAATAACTTTCAGCAACTTTAAATGACATACTATGTAAGTTCTCCAACTCACTCTTGTCATATTGCTTGTGATCTCCATCAATACAAGCAGCGTCACCGTTGAGGATGTATCTATATAACATGGCCCATTCTTCACCATAGGGATTAACTCCCACGGCACTGCCATTCCTTATACGATTGGACATCATCCACCTGATGAAATCTCCAAAATACATCCTGCAGGCTATTAAGAAAGCCAAATCAGTACCAGAGATCATTCTAGTATCTCCAGCTTCATATTTGGCCAATTTTCTACGTTCATCCTTAAGAAAAGTCATGAAAGCATGTTTATCTCTTTGACCCATCTTGGCCTTTTCAATAATTAACTCAACTTGTTCTCTCAACTTCTTGCAGGCGGGCGTATTAAAATCATACGGTCCATCCTTACCAAAGAAATCAGTTTTTCCAGGACCCTCTGTATACATACAAAGAGGATATCCGGGACTAGTTGATCGGGGGATTCCCTCACAAAATTCTATTCCAGGTATGCCAGCAACGGCTTCCTCAAAGGTCCACAAACGTGGTTTCCAAGGCTGAGGAGCCTGGGCATTAGAATGCAAATGGTGAATATATTCATCAGTTACTGCGTCCAAAAGCGTGGAATTATAAGTGGGAAAACCGCCTCCGTAATCTTTAAAGGCTTTATGCATAGGTCTAACTAACTTTCCATCCCTAGTAAAATTTCTTAAACGAGCTGGCCTGGTTTTAGCAGGCCCCCACTCGCCATAAATAGCGCTAGGTATAATGTTAGTTTTTGTAACGGCCCTGGGAGCTCTGACTTCCTCCATAGCAACCTTGTTAGCACAGGGTTTATCTGGGAGATCATTCTCGGGCAATTTATTAGAGACATACATTTGAGGTTCCATTGGAATCTCATCCTCATCAATTTCTGGCACAACAATGTCTTCATCAAGTTCAGCTAAAGCTTTAGTAACTTGCATGTTACTCAAGAAATAAGATACCCCATGACCACTGGCTGAACCAGCTACATGGATTCCCAAGATCACAGGCTTTGACGTCTTTGGATTGTGTCCATAACAAATAGATCCACAATCTCCAACGCCAGTTCGTAATCTGTATTCTATACAGCAATCAACAGAATACTCTCCATAAGAAACATGACCAAAGGTTCCCTTAGATACCATTTGAATTGGACCAGTCTCCTTAACTACATTTAACATTATGTTAAAATTGTAATTGAAGAGAGGGTGATCGATATCAATAAAGTAATCAGTAAGGTCGCAGTGAGCATGCAAGTTTTTAAATCTAACAAAAGCTATGTCTTCTAGAGTAGTATCACTCTGTGTAACAGCAGCTATCGTTAGATCCTGGGGCTTAAAGCAATACTTAATATTAGTACTGGGCTTTCTAAGTTCAATGCTAGCAGCAGGATCACCACTATCATTATAAAAGCCGTTGTGTGACATCTCTAACATTTTATCAACAAAATGAAATGGAATAACAGCTACGTTATCCTTTATAAACGTCACAGTACCACACGCTTCTCGATCATGATTCAAAGCAAATAAATAAGTGTTCTTTTTAAACACTTTATGCGCAAATTGTGATAAACCTTGTGAAATAGCTGGAATATCATTAAATTGCGGATCAAATCTACTTTGTTTGATAAATCTTACGTGTTGATATTGTTGTCGGGCTGCGACAGGAGTTTTATGTTTAATCCAGTCATGACGTGAAGCATTCTGTGGATAAACCTTAGAAAGGCAACCAACTACTATAGAGACTACTGGAGCTAAAACAGCTACCGCGGCCACCAATTTAGTCAGCACAGGATGCTCACGAACAAAACCTATAGAATTTCCACTAGCTCTTCTTATGCCGCCCATAATGCTTGAGAAGACCGAAGTCTCCTTCTGCATCAGAGAACTCACCCTTCCGGGAATTTCATAACAATTCAAGGTAATCCAGGAAGTCATATCTCTATCAGGGGTAAAAGTTAAAGCTATTTTGCGTGAAAATTCTATATTTAGATGGTGAACTTTGCTGATAGCATTAGCTAGAAGCTCTCTATTAATTGCTAAAACCTCCTTATTATCAAGATCCGTGGAACCAATTTCAGAAGTACACAATTTAATTAGAGCTTCATCATCAGTACTTTTAATAGCTATTGACGAAGGAACCATCTGGTTGTTATCCATCTGGCATTCAAAAACGCTATTATTAATACTACGTGCCAAAAGCACAGAATTCATCATCCCATGGAAAAAACTTTTAGAATCAGAATATACTCCTTGTGGTTTCATTCTGTGTTCAATACCCTTTGCTATGGCTGTATGCATGTTAGCTAAGGCCCTATCTTCCTTACAAATATTATCTTTAAAATCTCTTACAACTTTATCCATAAGTTCATAATATGATAAGCCTTCACAATTACGCAAGAATTTTCCCTCAAGGAAATCATAAGGAAAAAACTCATGCACGTCAACATCAAACACTCCAACACAACGGGATTGATCCAACCGACGATCCATAATCTCAACATTAGGGTCTAAACAATAAGCTTTTCTAGGAGCCAACCAATAGGATTCTCTAAATCTACGAGTAACTGCCTCAGGTTTGGTAACCCCCATGCAGTTTCTAAAAGAAGTCTTATTAGTTGTCGCAAAGACCAACTGATGTTGATAATTAGTGGAACCCTTATCAGTAAGAGCAGCCATAGTCAATGGAAAATTAAGGCAATTAATACCTCGAATAACTTCCATATACTCATTCTGCTTAGTAATGACATTATTTGGAGTCTGACCAAAATCATCATATACTATACAGAATTGAGCATGGTCTGCATCCCAAAAATCATTTTCCCAAATACGATTAAGTATATAATCATTGGGATTTTTCTGAAAACTTTCCAAACTACTATCATCTATAACCCTAGCTATCAATTCATGAACAAAGGGTACAGAAGAATAACTCTTGCCTACTCCTGGTGCTCCACCAATAAGAATACC